GCCTGGGAATGATCCCGCCGCAGGAGCTACAGGCGGGTTAATAATCTTTGGCGGCTTTGGCACCACGCTCACATCGGTCGCGTTGCCTGTGATGTGGAAGAGCTCGATGTCGTAGTTGCGCATTCGCCCGTTGTAGGTGTACTGGTAGATGCCCATGCGACGGCTGTCGCTAAGCACTACGTTGTACATGTGCAGCAGGGTGCCTACGTTGTTTGCGTAGAGGGTGCCGCGCTCCAACAGCAGGGGATATTTCTGGCCGCGCAGAATCTCCTGCACGCCCAGCTCGTTGATGTCGTACGCGCCGCTGAAGGTCGTGCTGCTCCAGGTCTCAGTTTTGCTGTGAGTGCTGGCTCCGGTCTGCACAAAGATGAGGCCGCGAGCCTGGTCGGAATCGATGGAGCCCAGAAGCACTTCACCGTTGTCGAGGTTGGCGCGCGCGCTGAGCGCGTTCGTTGCTACGTAGTCAATTGTGTCGCCGTCGCTGCCCTCTATGTACACCTTGACGTTGTACAGGTTCACGTTGGTCGCGTTGGTCCATGTCGTGTTGACGGTGCCGTTGGTGTTCAGCACTTGAAACCCTACGCGCATTTGGATGCCGTTTGCCTCGACCGGAAGTTCCCCGGTGGTGAACTCGTTCGGCAGGTTGCCAATCATCCCAAGCGGGTCGATAGACGGGTAAGCCTGGCCGGTGTTCTTGTTGACGTTCCGGATGCGCACGTAGGTGCGGTCCGTGTTCGTCGTGGTCCATGTGGGCTCGCCGTACTGGGTGATATAGTGCGAGCTTAGAAAGTCGTAGTAATAGCCCGCACTGCCGGAGCTGTACGTGTGCTCCCATTTCGCGTAATAGGCCCCAACCTTAAGCAGCACAATCAGGTCCACGCGGGCCAGCTGGTTGTTGCCGCCCTGCCCAGTCATGAAGTGACTGTTGTCAAACGTCACCCGAAACTTGGTGCCAGAAGCGAAGGTGTAGTCGGGCAGGTTGAAGAGGTCGGTTCCGAAGTCAGCCTCGAGGTGCTCCTGCACCCCGATGATGCTCTGCTGCCCGCTGAACTTGTATGTGCGGCGGACCTCCTTGAGCGGAAGCTGGTGCGTGTACTCCCAGCCGGCCTCCTTGATGATGTCCGTCTGCAAGGTCAGGCCTACGTCGGCGCTGCTGCTGCTCGTATAGCTCGCGTCGCTGTAGTAGTTAAAGTACGTGAGCGTCTGCGAGTCGTGGTGGCTGACAATCGGGATCATCCAAAAGCGGCCGTTTGCCAAGAACAGCCGAGCGTTGAGCACGCGGCAAAAGCTCTCGAGCACCTCGAAGGTGTTGAAGAACTCGATGGCGCCCTCGTTGTCTGGGTTTAGCCAGGTCTCGGTGTTTACGCGCAGCTTGCTGAAGAAGTCCGCGCCGGTGGCGTAGAGGTTGCTCGGGGTGTAGGCGCAATCAAGCGAGGCAAAGATGTCTGTGGCGCCCCAGTGGTCGAGCGTGCGCAGCTTGCCGAGGCAGTGCTTGACGATGTGCTCGCGGAACGTGCGCCCGTCGGTGTAGTCGTAGGGGTCGCCGTTGTTGTTGAACTTGATTCCGACCAGGTTGGCGAGATCATCCGAGGCGATGATGCGCACCTCCTGCGGGTAGGCCTCGTCTTTGCGCACGACCTGCTCCGGCAGGATGATGCCCGCCCAGTAGAGCGTGTTGACGCCGTCCGGGTCGTAGCGTAGAGTCACCGTCAGCTCGCCCTCGAAGGTGGTGGGCAGCTCGTCGAGAAAGGTGGTGATGCTGGCGCTGTTCTCGATGATGCTGAACTCGAGTGAAGAGCCGATGACAGGCTGGTGCCGGTCCTCGTTGTTGCCCTCGTAGCGCAGCTGGTAGGCGTCGCCGCCTACGTTGAAGCTGACGATGCTGCCGCTGTAGTTGGAGTCGTGGATATTGAGCTGCCATACCTCTCCGAGGATGTCGCTAAACTCGGCCCGTAGGCGAACTGCTGGTGCTGGCATTAGTAACCTCTTGTGCGGTATCGGTCGATGGTGGAACGCTCAGAGCTGAGCAGGATGTCGCGGCCGTCAAGTCGGCCGGTCACGATGACGTTGCCACCGGCTCCGCCTATCATGCTGCGCAGCTTGTCCAAAGGTGCGACGACTTCGGGGTTGGTGCGCGCGCCGGAGTACTCGCCCATGAGACCGACGGTAGGCCCGCTGATGATGCCACCGTCGGCAAACTCCATGATGTTGGAAAAGACCGACTTCATGAGGCCCATGCCTGCGGTGATGAGCGCAGGCAGGATGATAGCTGCCGCCGGTCCTGCGCCTACTGCCGTCTGCCCTGCCGCCTGAATTGCGAGGGCGGTGGCTGCGTTGAATGCGGCGTCGATAGCAGCCATAGCAAAGCCCTTCATTGATTCACCTGCGGTCTCAGCGCCCGTAATGATTTCACCAAAGACGCTTCCGAACTGTCCGCTAAGAGAGATTACGTTGTCGTTAATGCTTTGCATTACGGTGTCCATCTCTGCCGCTGCCGCCGCTGCTTTAGCTACGGCCGCCGCTTGTGCTGCCATCTCCCCAGCCGTAGGGCCGGAGGATGTCATCAGGCCGCGGGCTGCATCGAGCGCCGGGTTGGGGATTTGCCCTGGCGCAATCATCGGCGCCGGGCCTTGGCCGGTAGCCATGCGAGCCAGCTGGGCGCTGCGCTCGTTCTCGCCCAGTAGCTTGGCCGCCACCGCCGCGTCGTTGTATGCGCCCTTCAGCCCGTCGAGGTAGGCCTCGTAGTCGCCAGATACTGCGAGCTCTGCCTGCAACAGGAACAGCCGCTCGGCGAGCACATCCTTGTAGGTCTTCTCAGCTTTCTCCGCCTTGTCCGTGCTGTCAGTAACAGCGGTCACAGCATTTGCGGTAGCCGCGGCGGCTGGCGCAACCTTTTCCAAGGCCTTGCCGAAGTCGCTGGTCGCGGCCGCAGCGCTGTCGCCCTTGTATTTGACGCTGTCAAAGAACCCGTCTACCTTGGCTTGGATGCCGTTCAGCCAGCCTGCGATGTTGCTATCTGCACCGACCGCAGCCAGCACCATGTCCACCGCTCCAGCAATTTGCTCAAAGGCTCCGATGACAGTGCGCACCACCGTCTGCATTACCGTCAGGCCGATGTTGGCCAGGCTGCCAAAGAATCCCATCCAGTCGCCGGTGAACAGCGAGGTAAATGCGTTGAGCAGGTTGCCGATAATCCCGAATGCACCGCGAAAGATGCCCATGATGAGGTCGAGCGCGTTACCGATATAGGCGCTGATGTGGGTGCCGAATCGGTCCCATACGATTTGAAACAGCGCGACCCCAGCAGACCACACCATCTTGATGGCTTCGATGGCTGCGCTCACCGTCTCTTTGAGCGTGTCAAAAACCTTGGCCCCGTTGCCGGTAGTGAAGTAGGCCTTGATGTCGTCCCAGTTGGCGATGATGAGAGCCACCGCGCCAGCGACGGCCACTGCGATGAGGCCGATGGGGTTAGATGCAAGGCTCACCGTCATGGCCCTGACCGCCGTCGATGCCACGAGGCTGGCCGCACGCACTGCCACGAGCGCCTTGCTGAACGCGCCAAAGCCGAGGAGCAGCGGGCCGATCGCCGCGGCGATGCCTCCGATGATGAGAATAATCTTCTTGGTACGCTCGTCAAGCTGTTGGAACGAGGCCGCCATCTCGGTCACCTTGTCGATGGCTTTAGTGACCATAGGCAGCAGGAGCTCGCCGATGCTGGCGCCGGCCTGCTTCAGGTTGTCGAGCGCGGTACTGAACTTGCCGGCCGCCGTCTGGCTGAGGCGCTCCATAGCTTGGTAGGCGAAGCCGCCCTCCTCCGCGAATCCGCGCAGCACCTCGTTGAATTGCTCTACGCTGACAGCGCCTGCGCCCAATGATGAGGCAGGCAGGCCGGTGGCCTCGCTCAGCGCCGTGAAGATTGGGATGCCGCGCTCGGCAAGCTGGTTCAGGTTCTCGAGTTCCACCTTGCCCTTGGCTTGCACCTTCGCGAAGATGGCCGTGATGTCCTCGATGCTCTCCCCAGAGGTGGCTGCGATATCGCCGAGGAATCCCAGCTGCTCGTTCACTTGGCTGATGTCGGTGCCAGCCGCCAAGAGCTGGCGAGCGGCTCCTGCAATCTCCTCGATTTGGAACGGTGTGGCCGCAGCGAACTGGTTGAGCTGGTCCACCATGGCGCCCGCCTGCTCAGCTCCGCCCGTGAGCGAGATGAACTGCGTCTCCATGGTCTCGAGGTCGGCGGCGGCTTTCACGGCCGCAGCGCCCAGGCCGACGATAGGCAGCGTCACGCCCATGGTCATGGATTTGCCCATGTCCATGATGTTGTCCGACGTCTGCCGGATCTGCCGCTGAATCTTGCCGAGCTCCTTGTTGAAGTCGCGGGTGTCCGCACCTACGCGAACTATCAGGTCGCCGAGTTTAGCCATTACTACTCTTCGCTATTTGCCGCAAGATAGCCAAGCCATCCGCAGCGGGTTTCCGCTTTGCCTCCCAGGGGAACTCGGCGATGTCCTCGGGCTTGAGGCGCTTCTTGGTGTGTGGGTTCAACAGCAGGCACGCCAGCCACCGGGTGCGCTCCCACTCGCGCTGATCGCGCTCTTTCTCGAGCTCGAAGAAGCCGGTCACCGCGTTGTTGAATTCCGCGAAGGTGAGGCCGTAAAGCACAGACGGGGTCAGGCCCAGCTGGCCCAACCCCGTCGCTTCAAGTTCGTCCCAGTTCAGGGCTTTGCCTTTCCCGCGCTTTTTTTTTGGTCCCCTCCGAGCAAGGCCGCGACGGCCTGCGTGAGGGTCTCAAGGTCGGCGATGGTGCAAAGCTCGAGGAAGTCGTCCGCAGTCAGGTCCCAAGTGTGGCCGTTCGCTTTGGCTCCTGCCTCGGCGAAGTAGTAGGCCAGCTCCGGGATGCGCGTGACGTCTGTCTGGTCGATGTTAGCCACCTTCACGCCGGTGTTCTGTTCGAACTTGCGCCACGCCCCGAGGGATGCGCGCAGGGTGAAGGTGCGGCCGCTTAGTTCAACCAGCATCAGACGATGGTCTCGCGTACGACAGCGCCGGTGAGGTCCATGGTCAACGACCAGGTGACGTTATCCTCGAAGCCAGCCGTCTGCTCGATGCTGGTGATGTAGCCAGCGACGTCGAATTCCTCGTCGCCTGCGTTCGGTAAGCTGCCGCTGCCGACGTTGGAGAACACCGCGAAGACCTTGGTGCCTGCGATTTGGTAGTCCACCAAAGCGTTGAAGCTGTTGGTTGCGTCCTCAGCGAAGATGCCGCTAACGTTGATGCTGGCCGACTTCAGGGCCGGGAGGATTTCGCGCCATCCGGCGGACGTCTTGGTAGTGATGTCGCGCACGTCGGTGGACATGGAGATGCTGCACTCGGTCACTGCGCCGACCACCGTGTGGGTGCCGTCGGTCGTGCCGGTGAAGAAGCGAATGCTCGAGGCATTCAGGTAGCCAGTGGTCTGTGCCATCAGTCGGGAGTATTTTCGGGTTGGAGTTCAGGTGCGGGTTGATCAGTGAGCTCAGGCTGCGGCGCGGGTGCTTTCTTGGCCTTGGCCGCTTTCTTGTAGGCCTCGTCGTCCGGGTGGGCGTCGCAGTACTCGCCAGCGACGAGGATGCGGTAGAACTTCATCGATACCTCGACGGTCTTGCCCGTTTCCCACTCGTAGCCGTAGAGCTTCAGGGGCTTCTTGAGAGTCACAATCATGGCCCGAATGTACGGAGTTTGCCTTACTTGGATTTCCGCTGCGTGATAAGCCACTGTCCGCCGATGCAGTGCACGGTGATGCCGTCGTAGTCGCGGTCCATGGTTGCCGATGCGCTGCCGTCGATGGTGACGCCCGTGTCGGTAGCGGCAGGGCTTAGGGTCAGCGTGCGCTGGTTGGACAGGTGGTTACCGGTCTTTAAGCGAATCTCTCGGCCCTCGTTGCCGCTCACGGCTGGCAGGTAGAGTGTCGCCGCCGCGTTGCCGCTGGCGCTGGCGTAGTTGGCAAACAGCAGGTGATCATCGGAATTCACCGTGAAGGTCGCGCCGTTGGTCAGCGCCAAGGTACGCGGCTCGTCGTATACCGCACCGCGGATGTACAGGTCGGGCCGGATGGCGGAGGTGGTCGGCAGGGTGTAGTTGCTCCTGTCGATGCGCACCTCGTAGTCGCTCATCACCCGGTAGAGGCGCTGGGGTTCCTCGAAGTCCATCACCTCGGTGATGTATTGAATGCTTTGAACGTTGACGCCGGAGTAGGTGCCGCTCCGCCGGTCGAGGCAGGTGCGCACCGCGTCGGACAGGTCGATGGCTGCGGTGTAGCTCAGGGCGTAGCAGTTCACCTCCACGCTCGCTGTGTCGAGAGCAGACGGTGCCGCCTGCACGTCGCTCGGATCGTTGCTGCGGATGCTATATACGACGTATGGTTTCGTTTGCTCCTGGTCTGCAATCTCCGGAAAGACGCGCGTGCCCACGATGGCGCTGATGGGGCCGTCGTTGGTGAGCAGGTAGTAGATGGCTTTTCCGGCAATCATCGCATGTATTTGCTAAAAAGTTGTGAAAGCTCCTGCTGCAGCTTTGCGCGCATCTGCGCCTCGGTCGCTTGCATCGCCCGCTCCATCACCTTGTAGTTGGGGTGGCTTGATGACTTGCCGCCGAATGCTGCCGGGAAATCACCTTCCTCCACGATGTGCGCGAACCATCCGTCGGCGTTGGCGCGCACCTTGCGCTTCATCGGGTAGTTGGCGCGCGGGCCTGCCAGCACCGTCGGGAACTTGTTGTCGGGTGACCAGGTACCCATCGAGTCGCGCAGCTGTCCCGGGTGCACGTAGGTCGCAGAGCGCTTCTTGCCTGATACCACGATGAGCTTGGGGTACGGCTTTATCATTGCCTTGGCCTTGCGCACGAATATCTGCGAAATCTTGCGGTAGGAGCGCGAGGCGTCCTGCTTGTTCAACGTGCCAAACTGCACCGCACGTTGTATGCGCTTCTCAAGGTCGGCCATGCCGTCAACTGTGACCTTAATCATTCCCGTATGGTGCAAGTGAGGCGCAGGCCCTCGTTCCTCCCTATCTCTTGGATGGCCTCGATGTTGTAGGCTTTCGAGTTGTAGGTCACACGGTCCTTCGGCGTCACCGCCGCCACCGTCGTAGAGTAGCGGATGATGAAGTGCACCGGCTGCTTGCTCATAAGCTGCAAGCTCTGTATCGCCTCGTTGCCGGAGCCTTCGCGGAAGATGACGTCGGCCCAGACGGTGGCCAGGGTGGTCCACGCCTGCGCCCGCTCGCCGTACGCGTTCGTTGTCAGGGTCGCCCGCTCGATGAGGATGCGGGAGTCCATCCGGCCGAACTTCATTGCAGCACCCGGTAGGGGCTGACGAGGGCGTCGATGCCCAACTTCAGCCGCGTGGTAATCGTGCCCGTAACCTCCTCCACCCGGTTCTCGTACAGGTGCCCCACGATGAGGCGCACGGCTTGCAGGAGCGGCGTCGGGATGTCAGCCTCCGCGTAGCCCACCGTCATGTTCACGCGCACCCGGTTGAGCGCGTCGGTGTACAGGTCGGGCGGGCTCACCCACTGCAGTCGTGCGGGTTTCGTTTGGAGGTCGTAGTAGTATTTGCTCGCGTCGAGGGTCAGGAGCGTGTTTGCCGTCGACAGGTAGGTCACACTGCTGATGGAGGCCACCGGCCCGATGGGGATGCGAGTCGGGTAGAAGCTGTCCATGTAGCCCACCGCAGTCACGTCGCCCAGGCGCGTGTCCGTCATAGCCTCAACGTAGGTGATGGCCACCTGCCGCAGGGCGGTGATGTACGTGTCCTCGTCGGCGTGGTCCACGCGGAGGAACTCCTTAAGCGCCGCCACCGTCACGATGTCGTTGAGCACTGGCGCGCTGGTGATGGTCACTGTCATCATGGGCCGAAAATACAAAAGCCCGGGGGAGTGCCCCGGGCCTTTGCTATGTGCTCAGCTCTGCAGTTACGCTGCGTTAATGTCGATGATTTTCGAGAGAGCGCCAGCCTGACGCACATCGAAGTCAAAGAACCGGTTTACGTGCAGAACGATCTGCGCCGTGCCTGCTGCGCTGTACGGGTCAACCAAGAGGTCGATACCGCCGAAATAGGCGAGGATGCAGCCTTGCTGGAAGTTGCCGAAAAGCATCTGCCCTACGCCCGAAGAAGCATCGACGAGGTACGGGGTAGCCACTGCCGGGTAGCCGTTGAACGTGTTTGACGCCAAGTCGTACAGGGCAGACACCGACGCCACCTGCGCGAGGTTCTTCGCGAACTTGTAGGCCGACGGGCTCATAACATAGCGGGCTGCTGCGAGGTTGCCGCCAGCTGCAAGCACTGCCGATTCCATAGCCACTGCGATGGCAGCGGTCAGGGTCGTCGTGCCGTCCGTCGACTGGTTGTTGATGGTTGCACCATCCAAGGTGTCGAACGCCGTCGTGTCGATGATAGCGTTCATTGCTGCCTGCAGTTCCTGTGCGATCACGAGGTCCACCGCGGCGCCGCCTTGGAGGAGCAGCTGCTTCGAGTAGGTCGTCTTTGCAGATGCGCGCTGCGGAGAGAGCGTGAGCTCGTCCATCTCGAGGCCGGATGCTGCGTTAGCGTCAACTTCGCCTTCAAGGGTAGCCGCTGCCTTCACAGACACACGCGGGAACTTCAGGTTGCCCGTCATGCCCGTAAGCGTCGTGGTGCCCAACAACTCGATAACAGACGGAGCGCGCAATGCTTCGATAGCGCCCGGCACGTTCGTAGCTACAAAGCCGTTGCCGTCGCCGCTGTCAGCTTGGAAGTTGTCGGCTGCGCCTGCGCGGTACAGTGCCTTCGACGGGATAGCCACCTGGCCGACCGACTGCAAGCCTTGAGCCCGCATCTCGCGCTGTGCCTCCTGTGCCCACTCCGCCTCGGCCCCCTCCAAAGAGCGACCATTGGCTGCCTGCATTACGGCACGGCTCAAAGAGAACCGGCCATGCACGCGCTCGATTTCGCGCTGCTCGCTCTTGCCTACGGCCTCGCCGCCAGCCATCCGTGCGACCATGGCCTCATGATCTGCGCGGTGCTTAATCTTCTTGTCCAAAGCCTCGACTTCACCGACGAGCCACGCCGCGCGCTGCTCCTCTGCTTCAGTCATCAAACGACCGTCACGGTCGGTACCTTCAACGAGGGCGACATGCTCCTCGTAGTTCTTGGCGCGGAGCGCCTTCAACTCGTTCAAGTTCATAGTGTGGGTGGGTTTATTGGGTGCTAATTTATGCACTGGTGAAATAGGGGTTTGGCGTACTTCAGGATCAGCTGCCGGGACTACCTCTACAGGTGCGTCGATGGCCTCGAGGATTTCTTCGACCACCTCGTCCTCCGGGCCGGCCGCCTTAGCGCGGGCCGCCACCGTCGTGGTCGGGTAGGCAGGGTAGGTCACCGGGCTCACGTCGAGCAGGGCGCCCATGCGGGTGATGGTCCGCAGGTTCGCTTTGCGGTCCCAGTCCTCGTCCGCAATCGTGAATGCGAAGGAGCTCTGCGAGATGTCGCCGCGCTTGATGAGCTTGTACAGGTCCCGGCCCTCGGTGGTGTCAGCCAGGCGCGCGGTGTAGCGCAGGCCGGTGTCGTCCACCTCGAGGTCGAGGGTGCCGTTCGTGGTCCGCGCCAGCGGCACGCCGGTGTGGTTGATGAGCAGCCGCACGTCGTCCTGCATGACGCCCTCGAATGCTCCGCGTGCGATGCGCTCCTTGAAATAGCCGATGTCGGTGATGTCGTCAAATACCGCCGCGTAGCCGCTGACGGTGAGGGTGTCGTCGGAGGCGGCACGCACCTCGCTGACGCGCAGCTCCACCGCCTCGCCGTACTGCGAGCGCACCTGCTCGGGCGCTTCAGGCGTTGTCGTTGTCTGTGTCATTGTTTCCGTTGTGTTCTTGCGTTTCCATGCCGCTCGATTCGGCGCTTTCGTGGGCGAGCTTTTCGCTATACTGGCCGAAGTACTCGAGCGCAATTTGGTTGACCTGCACCGTGTGCACGTCTCCGCCGGTCACCGGGTTCATGTCCTCCTTCATCCGCACCTCGTTGATGGAGACCACGCCGGCCTGCAGCATCTGGGTGTAGAAGTTCGCGCGGGCTGCCATGTCGCCGCGGTACAGGTCCGTCATGTCGTGGCGGCTGTAGATCTGCGGGCGCTGAAAGGACTGAATCAGCTTGCGGTCGACTTCCTGCTGGAGCCGCACCGCCCAGGGCGTAATGGTGTGGCGGGCAAATTGGATGGACTGCTGCTCGACGTTGTTGAAGGTCGACTGGCCAGGCACCTGAACCAGGTCGGGCGGCACCGAAAAGATGCGGCAAATCTCCTCCGCCTGAAACTTGCGCGTCTCGATAAATTGCGCCTCGTCGGGCGGGATGGTGAGCGCCTGGTACTTCATGCCGTAGCTCAGCAGCTTCACGCCTGCGTCGCTGCTCTCCTTCCACGACTTCGCCAGCTGGGCGAGCTGCTCCGCTTTCATCGGCTGCTCGGGGGCGAGGATGCCGGTAGGCCGTGCACCGTTGCCGAAGTAGTCGGCGCCGTAGTCCTGCACCGCCTTCGCCAGGCCGAGGTTCTCGCGGTGCGTGCGCAGCGGGCTCATGCGGCCGTGATTGGCCAGCTCCAACATGTTCTCCGGCCGCACGATGCCCAGGTCTTTTACGACGTACACCTTCTCGCCTGCGATAATCTTCGGCTCGACGTCGTAGTAGTGGAGGATGTCAAGCTGCGTGGCGTCGCCGCGGTTGTCGCGGGTGATCATGGCGTAGCCCACGCCGTACATGAGCGCCTGGGTGTAGAGCGCCTCCCAGAACTCGTAGGCCGTCTGGTAGCCGTTGGGCTCGTACCGGCACAGGTCAAATGCCGGATGGCTCTCCGCCAAGGTCACCTCGCGCCCGCTGCGTTGGTAGATGTTGAGGGCGAGTGACGCACAGGTGGACGAAATCCGGTAGATGCACGCGTACACGGTCGAGAGCGCAAGGGCGCCCTGCTCGGTGACGGTGACGCCAGAGCCGGTGTTCATGAAGACGCCCAGCTCACGCGCGATGGTGGCGCTGTCGAACTTGCCCACACGGGCCCGCTTTTGGATGCCGAGGCGCTCGAGGATAGTAGCCATGTGCGCCAAAAGTACTCAAAGCGAAATAACGCCCCAGAACTCCTCGCCGCTGCCGCTCGTGCGGAAGTGGCTGTACTCGTTCATGGCGATGATGGAGGCGATGATGCCGTCGACTTTCTTGGTCTCGCTGCGCTCCTTGGTCACGCGCTTGTTCTCGTTGACGTCGGTGTACACCACCGCGCATCCCATCTGCCACCGCAGCACCTCGTTGCCGCCGTGCACGATGTTGCCCTGCATCACCTGCATCTCGAACTCCTTGGTAGGCCCGTTCATGGTGGTGATGTTCTGCGCCATCGGCCGCATGTCGACGTCCTCGCTGATGAGCTCGCTCACGATGTAGGTGCTGAAGCGTGGGTCGTAGCCGATGGAGCGCAGGTCGTACTTGGCGGCCGCTTCGAGGATGTGCTCTTTCACGATGCGGAAGTCGGTGACGTTGCCGGGCGTCACGGTGATGTGGCCCTCTTTCGCGTAGCGCATGTAGTCGATGCCCGCGCTCAGCTTCTTGCTTTCGGCCTTGTCCTGGTTGACAAACTGGTGAACTTTGAGGTAGAAGCAGTCCGCCTCGTCGTCGCGGAACAAGAGCGCGAACGCCGTGAGGTCGGTGGTGGAGGCCAGGTCGAGGCCGCCCCAGCAGGGGAGCCCGCGCAGCACCTCGTCGGGCGGAAGCGGGTCGGCTCCGCGCATGAAGATGTCGTCGGGGATCCACGCGGTCTCGGCCGTCGTCCACACGTTGAGGTTCAGCCGCAGGAACGTGTTCAGGTAGCTGGGTACGTTCTTGGCTTTCTGCACCTCCTGCTCGAAGTACTCCTTCCGGCAGATGCTGCCGTAGCCCGGGTTCGCCTTCTGCCAAGTCGCCTCTTGCGTCCAGTCGTCGTCCGGCTCGGCACCGTAGAGTACCGGCAGGAACGTCTCGTCCACCAGCGTCCCGGCCTTCACCTGGCGGGCGTACTCGTGCACCTCCCAGCAGATGGAGTTCCGGTCGTGGCCCGCGGTGGTGAGGGCGATGATGAGCGGCTGGGTGCGGGCGCCGGTCGATGTGACCAGGACATCCCACAGGTCGCGGTTGGGCTGGGTGTGGAGCTCGTCGAATATCACCGCATGGCAGTTGAACCCGTGCTTGGTGGAGGCCTCCGCGCTGATGGACTTGTAGAAGCTCGACTTGTACTCCACCGAGTTGCGCAGCACCTTGCACCGCTTGCGCAGCTCGGGGTTGTTGTGGATCATCTCCTGCGCCACACTGAAGACGATGTTGGCCTGCTGCCTGTCCCCAGCAGCCGAGATAACCTCGGCACCTGGCTCGCCGTCGCTGAAGAGCATGTACAGTGCGATGGCTGCCGAGAGGTTCGATTTGCCGTTCTTGCGCGGAATCTCGACGTAGCAGGTGCGGTACTTGCGCCGGCCGTCGGGCCGCTTCCATCCAAACAGCGGGCGGATGATGTCGTCCTTCTGCCAGGGCTCGAGCAGAAACGGCTTGCCGCCCAGCTCGCCCTTCACGTGTGTGCAGAAGCGCTCGATGAAGTTCACCGCACGATCTGCGGCGGCTGCGTCGTAGTGGTATACCGTCACCCGAAGTACGTCTCGACATCGGTCGGCTCCTCCGCCACGCCCTGCATCTTGTTCTCGATGCGGGCGATGAGGGCCTGCTTGCGCATGCGGGCCTCCTTCAGCTGCTGCCACTCGGGGCGGGCCCGGCTGTACGTGTCGCCCGACTTGCCCACCACCTGGTAGCAGGTGCCATGAATGTCGACGTACTCCTGCAGCTGCTGCTCCTCCACCTCCACGCACGCCAAGGTCCAAATCATTGACTCCATTCCGGGGGTCAAGTCCATGTAGCCCGCGTATTCTGCGATGCGCTGGGCCAGCTTTTTCTCCTGTGCTTCTGTCATGGGGCGAATGTCGGGCGGTTCCCTTCTTGTTTCAAGTGTGAACAATGTGAACTGGTC